ACTTCTTTGGTAAGGAAAGTCACCATGTTTTATTATATTTTGTGTTATTTTTTTAAGCCTCCTTCTTGATGTAATGAGGAGAGAGGTACTTCTGGAGGTTAAGGTAAGTCACCTGAACGTCGGCGGGGGGTGCGAGGAGGTCGCGAAGGGTGTCGTCGAGGATAATTTGACGACCGTTGTCGGGGTGCTTGAGACCCTTGTCGGTGATGTACTTGTTGATAGACTTCGTCACCTCAGAACGAGATACGAGTTCACCCTCTGGAAGCTCAAGAAACGCGCGCAACTTAGGCGTCACATCCTGCTTTCGGTTGAAGCCGTTATTGGCAGCACGCGCGCGGGCCTTCTCACCATCGGGGTCATCCTGGGTACTCTTAATCTTACGGATAAGCTTGGCGAGGTTCTTCACGTCGGTGCGGAGGGCAGCAAGCTCGGTTTGAATAGTTTCAATAGACATTATATCTTTCTTACTCGTTTAATCTTTAAGTCTCGGAAGAAGTATATCGTCGCTATGGTGACAATTAACCACAATAAAAACATAAAGACTCGCTTATCCACTGTGAAATGATCTGGTCGATCTATGTAACGGAACGGTTGTCTAGATCCATCATCAGGGCATCCACCCGCACAGCAGTCTGCTGGGCATGGTAAAATTCTAGGTCCCTTTCTCACAGCGCAAAATTGTTCCTTACTTCCTTTGTATGCGTAACATCTACAGTTTTCTATCACGTTGCAAACCATATTATTATATCACGATATAATAATGGATGACAATATTTATTCGAAAGTGGTCATAGATAAATTCATTGACGAAAATCTATTTTTCAAGGATGCCAAATTGAAGAAGTACTACGATCGAAACTTACAGAGAGATCTCGGTAAATTTCGTAGTCGAGTGCGCACTACACATTCAGGTAAAGAATTCGAAAAGATCATGTATGTTTTTGTCACTGACTCCTTACGTGATATCATACTTGACACAATCGGAGAACTCACACAGTTTTTGAATAATTCAGGTGATCTTATCGTGAGTGGTGGTGAGGCGTTTAATTTGTACACAGATTTCAAAGATAGGATCATCACCAGTGACATCGATGCAAAATTTGTACCGCGTATCCCGATGAATGAACAGTTTTTTGGTAAATTACAAGCTATAAAACTCACGCTCTGGAACAAACTCGGGGAACTCGCGAAGCGTTTGAACATGCGAGTCAAGAAGAGAATAATGATGATGCAAAAGAAACATCCCAAATTATTCAAATTTTTAGGAATTGGTTTCAAACAGAGTGGACCATATGTCACACGAAGATACACATTAATCAAGAAGAAGAAGTTGTCAAATACCAATAAACCCAGTAAGAGTGATGTCTTCATTGATGTCGAATTGTTCGCCCTCGATCTCAACATTCGTTTCTTATCAGCGAAAACTGGAAAAATTGAAGACTTCAATATGGGTGGTATTCTCGACATTCCCTTCATGCGACCCCAAGAGTTTGGGTATGAAGTAGCACTCACTAAGCGTCGTGGGATGACATATCGTGACGTAATATCTGGAAAATTGATTAACAATAAGAAAATTCTCATCGCTAGTAAAGAGTTCCTCATCGAAGACATTTACTTGATGCATAAACTTCGTCTTCGACCAGAGAAGAAGGAGAAAGATCGACAGAGACTCGTCAGGTTGGCACAGTTGTTTGATAAACGTATCAAGGCTTCAAACTCCATGGATGACGTTTTCAAGCGAATCACACCCAAAATTGTTACAAAGTCCAAGGCATCGAGAAAGCCAACGAAGGTTTCGATTAACGCAGCGACAAAGATCAATCCATATAAATACAAAAACTTCACGACCGAACCTTCGAATGAACGTCTTTCTAAACAGATTGTATACGGTCTTAAACCTGTCGTCAAAAATACAAGCGTGGAAGGGTATACTAAATCATCAGGAAATAAACGATTCAACACGAAAAATCTCAAGTGGAAAAACGTCAATAATAACGCATATGTGAAAAATGAATTTCAACTTCGTCCAGAAAACGCACTTCCACTCCCTAAGAATATGAACATTAGTAAAACTCTGTACGGTTATAAACCCAGGAGAAATCAATGGGCGCCAAAGACATTATTCAATAAGGCTGCCGCTATACCATTTGTCGGGTTAAAGAAATGAAACCATGTGTATACATAAAATGATCTACAACGTCCCAGCCAAAGGTGATGATGGTCTCTATTTTGTGAAGGCTCTCAATGATTCCAAGCGTAAATGCCTCGTTCAGTTGAACGGAGTTAGGATTTTGGACTCTTCAGGTGATATTGCTATAAATCTTGAGTCTGAGGTCAACATTGCCAAGATTCAAGCGATTGATACTGAGAACCTCAGTGCTGCTGTTGAGAATGCTGAGACCTGGTTTGGTAAGAAGCTCAGTGAAAAGGTTGTTGAAGGCGCATACACTTCCAGTATTGCAGACGGTCAACTTACAGGGGAACGCATTGAGGTTATGAAGGTTTTCAATGTTGAACAGGAGGAGGAGGATTTTGATAATGTTCATCCCGAGAAGTCTTGTGATGTCATTGTCGAATTTGCGGGACTATGGTTTGCCAAGAAATCTTTCGGATCTTCATGGAATGTTGTCCAGGTCAGGGTTCACCCAGACCCAATTCTTGACACTTACCCAGACGGATTTGCTTTCGTCGACGAGGATGACCAATAAAAAAAATTGTTATACATATATAAAAGATGATGAAGGGTCGTAACCAGAACATTATGATGTTGGTCGCCGTAGCTGCACTAATCTTCCTCCTTTTTTCCATGAACAATAAGTCTGGCTATGCCATTGTCGAGCGCGCGTATGCCCCCTTCGGTATGGCGCCAGCCGCTGGTCCTGCCCCAGGCCCCGCGGCTAAGGCGGCGGCCGGTGCGTGTGGTGGTATGAACAAGGGCACCGGTCTCGCCTCGTCCCTCCTTCCCCGTGAGGTTGCGTCGGCCGAGGACTTTGGTCAGTTCGCCCCAGAGGACATCCTCGCGGGTCAGAACTTCCTTGAGCCCCGTAAGCAGATCGGCTTCCCCGAGACTGTCGGTGGTGCCCTCCGTAACGCCAATCAACAGATTCGCAAGGATCCCCCCAACCCAAAGGACCCCTTTGTGTGGAACAACTCCACTATTGTCCCTGATCTCATGCAGCGTGGTTTGTGCGCTTAAAGATTTGAAGGTAAAAGTATATAATTAAACATGACAACTGTTGCACCTGATCTCTCCGAGAATGTATCTAAACTGGTAGAGCTCACGAAACAATTAGCAGAGGCGAAATCTGATATTAAGGTCCTCAATCAGGAAGAGAAGCGCCTTAAGGAGGTGGTGAAGAAGCACATGGTCGGTCAAGGCATCGATACAATTAACCTCAGGAAGGGTAAGATTAGTATCCGTAAAACTGTCAGGAAAGGTGGAATGAACAAGGATGCCATCAAAGATGGTCTTATGACATTCTTCGGTGGTGATGAGACTAAGGTTGAAGGAGCCCTAAATGCTATTAAAGATGGTCTTAAGACGAAAGAGTCCACCTCTCTCTCCCTAACTGGTATAAAGGATAAACCCGAGAAGGAAGATAAGTAACTAAACATGGTTTGGAGCCAATATATATACGAAGCGTCTACTGGTTTTGATCATTACGCCAGTGATGATGAAGATATTATCGATGACACTCCTCTGAATATCGAAGACTGGGAAGCCGAATACTCAGATGAACTCTGGCACATGTGGAACTCTATCAGGACATTGATGGAAGATGCTCATATCAATCATTCTGGAAATTTTAACGACTTTGTGGAATTCTGTTTCAAGGAACACGATTCCTATAACGATCGTGTTACATGGGAGTATCCAGAACAGACCATATGGTATGAAGAGAGACTTGCTCACATATGGCGAAACCTCAGGAGAAATGTGAATGATAATCATCTTCATGAAGAGTTTATGCGAGGTGTAACATTTTACCACTTTGTCGACTTTGCTAAAAATTATATGTGTATATATTAAATGCTCCCCGATATCACCTCCCAAAAGGTTGCCATCCCCGCCGCCTTGTTTCTCGCGCTCAGCCCTGGCGTCCTCCTGACCACCGCTGGTAAGAACGTCAAGTTCGTGAATGGTAAGACCAATCAGATGGCTATTTTTTTCCACGCGCTGGTCTTCTTCCTCGTGTACAGCCTCATTGCTCGTGCGATGGGTCTCGTGCTCACCAAGACCGATCTTCTAGTGACCACCGCGCTCTTCTTGGCTCTCAGCCCCGGTCTCCTTCTCACTCTCCCCCCTGGCTCGGGTGGCGTCTTCCGTTCTGGTCAGACCAGCCTCCCCGCTGCCCTAACTCATGCGATCGTATATGCCGTAATCTTCGCGGTTTTACGTCGTCAATTTCCTCAATTCTATTAAGTAAGAAGATGAAGTATCTCGTCCTCGGTCCAGCGTCTATGGGAATATACTCTCTCATTGGATCTATGAAGGCGAGAGAATCTTCACTCGTGGATGTGAAAGAGATTTCAGGTTCTTCGGCGGGTGCGATTTTAGCTTTATTTTTAGCAATTGGGATGTCCGTGGATGAAATATTAGAAACATCTTTATCATTAAATATCCCCAACTTTGTTAAAATACGTTTAGGATCATTTTTTAACAAATTTGGTTTTGTTGATATGGAACCTATTCGTAACAAGTTGGTTGAGATTTGCGGAGGAGATCCCACATTTGAAGAACTTGAAATGAAAATATTTATTTCGGCGTTTTGTATGAACACATCTGAAACTGTTTACTTTTCTAAAGATACACACCCAGATATGAAGGTAATAGACGCCGTGTGTATGAGTATGGCTGTACCTTTCATATTTGCATGTGGTAAATATAAAGGTGAGACGTACGTTGATGGTGGGATGAAGGAGGAATATCCATTGACACCTTTTTTTGATAAAAAACCACACGAAATTACGTGTATAAAAATTAAAATGAACAAAGTATACCAAGAAGATATACAAACCCCTAAAGAATTTGTACAATCTTTGGTTCGTTCGGCACTATCTAACCGTGTAGAGTACGATACACCAATTGAACTCGTAGAAATTAATGTCGGTGACGCAGACGTGTTTGATTTCAGTATGACCTATGAAGAGAAACTACGATTGTATAGTATTGGATATTTGACATAACACTTTTTTTATCAGTTTACAGTATATGATAGAGGTTTGCGATCAAGACGCAGATCTAGATGTCCTAAAGAAACTCATTAAGATGAACACAGGACACAACATTAAACTGACAAAAGAACAAACATGTCAAGTCTATGATGA